ATGGCTTTTGAAATAACTGCTCCACCGCCTGCTCCACCACCATAACCAGTTCCCATTGCTGAACCGACAACTCCACCAGTACCACCCCCGCCACCTACTAAAAATACTTCAACAGTAGTGCAATTAGATGGCACAACGAATGAGCCAGTGGCTGTAAATTCTTGCACTTTTTGTGTTACGCCAGCACTGCTGGCTACTGGAATGACTGATGATCCCATTACGCTATCTCCACTCCGCTAATATGAAATGAAACAGTGACAGCACTTGCTCCACCTGTAATTGTGTTAGTTGCCACAAGTACCTGTCTAATATCTAGATACACTGTTGAATTAGCTGCAATAGTTGTAGTGGTATGCAGGGAAGTGTTAGCACCTGCTGTGCCCATACCTAGTGTAAATGTTGCGGAACTAGCAGCTGTATTGGTAATACAGATGTTAGTAACTGCTGTAGTGGTAGAGGCTGGCACTGTGTAGAGGACTGTAGTAGTCGTAGTAGTGGCAGCACCTCTAAATAGTGCCTTGAGTGTATTTGCCATTAGATTGCTCCCATTAGGTTAAGAAAGTAAATATCTTCAGTAGTTGTATCAATAGAATCACCAAGGGTGCGGATAGCGTTAGCACCATTTTTTACTAAATCTGTGTCCGCTGGAGTGCTCCAGCCATAATTCGGTGTGCTCGGCATTATCTATCCTTACTCATAAGTTAGCCATGTTAAAGTGTTTCCTACTGCATTCCATTGCAGAACTGGACTTACATCTTCCCACTGGGTAAAGCGATAGCTGTAAGTTTTCTCTGTAGTGCGTAGGGTAATTCTAGCCGATAATTGGCTGAATGCTAGGTTCCATCCTTCAACAAATCCATAATATGTCGAAGATGATATGGTGGCTGGAAGTCCAGCAATCTGGACAGGCATACCAAAGTAGATGTTCAACATCTTATTTAGGGTAGTTGTGTTCATGTCTGGATCATCGATCCGAACCTCAACAGAGGACATAGAGGTCTTAGGATAAGCTCTCATGCCAATATAAATATTAGCCAGAATAGTGGCATCTGCCTCGGTAGCAATGTCTGTGTCTAGGGTCGCTGCAATAGTGCCGTAATTAGTCGTAGATCCAGAGCTGATAACAGTCACATAATTGGAGCCATTATATTTAATCTTCGCACTATTGATAACATCGCCTTGACTAAGGTTGCTCTTAAAAGTATCGGCTTTAATATAGTTAGGATCAATGGAAAAGTAGCCATTAGCAATCGCATCTTGATTGCGCCTATTCTCATTGGCATAACCGACTGTTCCAGATTGAGTTTCATACATAGCCCCAGTAGCAGTGTTGGCATAAGCATTGCATAGGGTCAATGCATCGTTAGGGTTAGCAGGTCGGGCAATGAGGGTATAAGTACCAGAGTCAATGACATCTTTGGTAATGCTGGTTTCATTAAGAATGCGGGTGATCCGCTGAGATTCATTTTCTTGGGGATAATTAACCAGACCGCATTGTGTCCTAGATAGTTGGGTCAAAGGAGCCACAGCGGTCACAGTTACATAGGCGATATTAGTAGAGGCTGTAGCCACCCCGCCCTGATTATCCACCGAGGTTACATTGCCTGTGAAGACAGTTATATCAGCAGTATCAGTAGCATTCCGAACCTTGACCACTACTGGATCATTGATGTCAATCGGATAGTTGGTGTTATTGGTATTAACTAGCTGGATGCGGCAGTAACCTGCTCTAGTCGGCTCCCAGACAGTGCTGCGACCATAATCAATGCTCACTGCGCCTATTGCATTACTTACATATGCAGTGCCATCTATTGTGATGGTTGGATTTATTGTCCATGTCATACTACATATGTCGTATTCTTTGAGCCAGTGCCAAAGTCATAGATGTTGCCTGTGTTATTGGCTGAGTTGGTAAAGATTTCTTTAATTTTTTGGGCTGTCAATTGAGGATCAACCGCTTCAACGACTGTGACATTGACAGTTGCACCAGTAGTCTTAGCAGTACCCCCACCGCCTGAAGTCATGCCTAGCATTGCAGGATTAAAGGCATTGTAATTGCCTGCACTGTCAATTCTTGCACCGCCATATAACACTCTAGGGTCGTTAGCCCCTGAGATGTCATAGCCTGTACGACCAGTAATTGCAGCTGCTACTGAGGCTGCTGTCACAATAGAAGTGACATTAGATCCAGCACCAAAAGTAGATCCAGTAGATGATGGTGTAGTTCCGAAACCAGTAGCGATGGCTTTTAACTTACCAATAGCCTCATCTAGGTTGGCTATATTGATTAAGTCTTTCGGAACGATGTCTTTGAGAATTGATTCAATCTCAACCAGTTTAAGTTGCTGACCAGTCAGTGCACTTAAGATGCCTAGATCCTTGTTGAGTTTAGCCGTACCTGCCTCGATAGCCTTTATATCTTTAGCAGCAATAGCAGCTTCTAGGGCATCTATGTCCTGCTTAACACGCAAGCGCGCCATGTCATTAGTGATCTGGAGAAGTTGGGCTTGATTAGTTACCCTGCCTAATAGTTGGGCTTGGTTGAGTTCAGCTGCGGCAAGTTGGATCTTATTAATGTCAAAGACATCTTCACCCTTGCCAAGTGCCAGTTTAGCCTTGTCAATAGCCAGTTGTAACTTCTTGGCATTGAGTTGCTTTAATTCCTCAGATGTAATTTTCTTTTCCGTTTTTAACGCATCTTTACTGTAGCGCGACTCTAGTTCGTTTAGATGAGCTTGCCCACTTGCAGCAAAAGGATCAGTCAGTGCAGCATTCTTAGCTGCATTGGCTCTGTTATAAGCATCCGTAAGTGCATCAACGCCTTTGATAGTTATACCGATAAGTGCAACCATACCTGCAACCATTGCCACTGCACCATAAGGATTAAGTGCAAACATCTCAGCAATAGCAGTAGCAAGAGCCGTAGCGCGAAGGACTTGGAATGCTTTGTTAATTGTTCCAATAGCAGTAACCAATGCACCAATTCCGACTATAATCTTTGTTGAAACGAAAGTGGCGAACATTATCGCTGCAATAGATTTAAGTAATGTTTCGTTACGCTTTAAGAATCCTGCTAACTTCTTCAAGTTTTCAGCCGCTGAGGTAGCAAATGTCTCGATTTTAGTCTGCAAATCTTCAATGCCAGTAGAGGCAGTCAAGATCATAAAGCTGTCAATTAAACCTTTACCTATAATCTCTTTAGCGTTTTCAATAGAGACAGTTAATCTTGCCATCTTTCCAGAGAAGGTATTAGCCGATTCACTAGCTGCTCCCTTAAAGGTTTTAGCGAGTTTATTCATTATGTCATCAAAGTTACCAGCCTTAAGATCAGCCTTGGAAATGCCAACGCCTAATTTACCCAGTGCTGTGTTATTGCCTAAATATGCCTTCGATAGGGCTGCCGTCACTTGACCGACATCAAGCGAATTAGCCGCTGCAACATCTAGAGCGATGTTCATTAACTTCTGTGATTCGCTAGTTGATTTCGTGGCAATCGCTAGGGATTGATAAGCTGGGCGAAGTTGGTCATCTACGATCCCAAATTCAGATTGTAACTTTTGGATATAGGCTTCAGATGCAGCGACATCTCTGCCTAAGCCAACATTCTTTAGAGCTAGTGCTAACTGCTTCTGTGCTTTTTCGTCCTCGGCTGCTGCCTTAACTGCTGCTTTACCAAATGCAAGAATTGCAGTTGTGCTTACGGCTATACCAATGCCCTTGGCTAAGTTCTTTACACTTTTGCCTAATTTGTCTGTGGCTTTGTCAGCCTTCTTAAATGCTTTTTCGCCAGTGAATTGGGAAGCAATGTCAATAAATATACTAGCCACGATTAACCCTTCACTTTTGCTGTAGCGTTGAGTTTATCCGCTGCTGATTTCAATGCTTTAAGCACTGCTTCTTTAGCCTTGCCTTGATTTTCATCATAGGCGCGATAGATGGCTCGACCTTGCATCTTGCCATTGCCTTTTAATTGTGCGCCATATTTAGAATCTTGATTCTGAACAAAGCGACTAGTGGGAGTTTTGCGACCCATAGTTTCATAAATTGCACCAGCTGCGGTCTTGTTAAATACGCGAGCAAGGGATCTAAATCCTCTGCGGTTAGGCTTTGATGGTGATGTCTTATACCCAATGCCAGCCTTGACTAGGCGAGCATTATAAGTAGGGAAAGTGCCATTAGAGTTTTCTCTAGGAAGCCATCCGCTTAGGACTGATCCTGAATCTGGAAGATAGCCTTTAGCATCTTTAGTGATTGGCTTTAGTGCCCCACTAATCTCTTTCTGAGTTTCCTTAGCAAGATCGGGAGTAAATTTACGGAGAGCCTTGCGGAGTTCAATTGCGCCTTTTACTTCTGTTGGCATTCTCGATCTCCTTTGCTTCATCCTTTAGACCTTGCATAAGTGCATCTAGCATGGTCTTATCTAATTCCAATAATTGCTGTGGCGCGATCCCCAACCTAATGCTTAACCTAGCGATTAGGTAGGTGAATGGTTGATCGCGCTTTAAGCTAAAGGGTCTGAGTCTAGAACCTCGACACTCTTAAGTGTCTCGATAAACTCAATCCCGAAAGGCTTAACAGTTTCACCCGATCTGCGTGTGATTTCCCAAGCCAACCAATAAACCATAGTCTGTTTTTCTTCGTCACGAAATGCGCGATGGAAACCCATCTTATGATGCAACTCGAAAAGGTATTCCACTGCTGGAGTGATTTCGCCTTCAAGTACGCTTCCATCTGTACGAACGATCTTTAACTTTGCCATGATTTTGCCCCTTAGTTAGTAGTTAGATTATGACCAAGTACCTGTTGAAGCGTAAGAAGTCTTTGAGTTACAAGTAAATGTAATGTCAATCATGCCTTCATCGGAGACAGCTCCGTTAATGTCGGTAAGATTATCCACAAGAATTGTACCGCTATAGAGAACATTGGTTGCTGATACAGCAGCTGATGAATCTTGGATTGCTTGGAAAGCAACTGTTGATCCGAACGCTGACTGTAGTGTTGCAAGAACTGATCCTGCTGCTGTGTCATTCAAGAATGTCACAGTGATTGTGTCTGAAGCCAATCCAGTTACGAATTTATGAGCTGTATCAGACATCGCTGTGACTTCGATCTGGTCTAGAACGCGGTTAAGCGTAAAAGCAGTGACATGATCAGAAAGATTGACAGTAGCAATCTTAAATCCGACCTTATTGTTTAAGAAAATTGCCATTGATTATTCCTCATCCTTCTTGGTAGTTACTGGCTTTGGTGCTGGTACTGCTGGAGTCTGACCAATCTTTCGCAAGAAGGCTAGATCCTCTGGTGTTAGCTCTGACATATTAGCTCCAACTTGTTAGGATTGATATTGACATCTCGCAGCTGAGCAAGTCTCCACTTGCCGCATTGAGAACACTAGGTGCGCTTACTGCGCTTATATTATAAGTCAAAGAAGATGCAGCGAGAAGATTAAACACTCGAACCACAAAGTCTTCTATGCCGTTAAGGTTGCCTTCATTATCGAATAATGGACATACGAGCAGCAGCTTAAAAGATGCCATCGGGCTGATTGTGGTGTGCTGATTATTATTAGGCGTTATATATGGATCATCTGGTGACACGATTACAGAATTAGCAAGCACTGTTGCAGGTGGAAATGCAAAGGTACTCCA